TGATCTTTCTCTTGGGGTCTTACATTTCCTTCGGCATCATATTTCTTGCCTGTATGATGATTGGCATAGCGTCTTGATCTAGTAAATCCCATCTCTAAAAATTTACGAGACATATCCATACCAACAAAATCTCCATGTGCCATATAATCTAGGAACATGGAGTATATTTTATTAGCAGATTTTGTTGCTATTTCGGGAGTCTTGAATCTCCAATGAGCACAAATAAGGTTTGTATAAGGGCGAACCAATAGAACCCCTTGCTCGCCTCTTCCGATACGATATAGTTTGTTAGTGTCTTCATCTGTAAAGTCAAGGTTTTCATAGGGGAGTTCATAGGGAAATTCAAGCATTTCTTATATTGAAAGAAAAAATAATACGTTCTGATTCAGATTGTACCACTTTACACTGATGTGTCAAGCTTGACGGAAAGAAAATAATATCTCCTTCACTGACCTCAGGTACATATTCTATCACATTACCCTCTATAAAGTCAAGAAATGGTGCAAAGAATGATGTAGGATTGTGATCGTCCTCCAACTTAGCATATAATATTGCTGAGTAACCTAATGCTCCATGATTGTGTAGTTGATGATAACTTCCACTTCCATATTTCTGACACCACACATTACGAATATCAAATGCATGTGGATATACATCATCAAATTCTATCAATGATGGTTTTAATATCTCAAACAACCTGTCAGCATATGGTGGTAGTTTATCCTGTTGATGATATTTAATATAATCAGTTTGATGTCCATCACCATCCTCAAGGTCAATCATGTTAAGGATCTCATCTTTGTAATCAACCCAATTCTCTACAGTATGTGTAAAGACTGGTATCATAAATGCTACGTCATTCTTCACACGTTGTTACCCTTTCGTAATGCATCGTTATCATATTCTATGACACCATCTGGTCTAACAACATAGCAATGATACCAGTATGTATCGTCACTTACCTCATCCTTACGAGGAAAATAGTCAGTGACAAAATCAAATGCTACGGTAGAATCTCTAAACTCAATATATCCATAATAATTACCATCTAACGTGATAGCTAGATCTGTAGGTATCTCCTCATCAATCTTATAGTAATCAAGAACTATCTTCTTAGCGTCAGCATTTGCCAACTCCAATCTTGGGTTCTCCCAATACACTAGAGCACCAGAAATAGTAGAAGCGTATGCTTCAATCTGATCCCAGTCTCTAGCACTGCTAAACGTCTGTAGGTTCTGCATCTGTATTCTCTACTTTCTTTAATTTATAAGCAGCACTAACTCTAATACCATAGAATTCCCTGCTCACGTCCTCTGCACAGTGTAATATACCTGATGGGAAACATATTGCTGAGCCAGGCTTAGGAAATATACAGTCAAATCTACCATCATCCTGTACAAACATAGTTTTACCACCCCACATAATATCCCATACAGGATTGCAGAATATTAAAAATGTATAGTCTGCATCATCCTTATGCATGAAACCATCTAATCCCCTTGTATGTCCATTGACATAATAATCAAGTATCTCATGTTTAAATGGTACAAGTATCTCTATTTTCTCAGGTATGGTAGTATCAAAAATGGCATGTCCTTTCACGTCCATCTTCCAAAACTTCTTGTGTGGTGCTGTGTGATCACTTATGGCACCCCACTGCCATCTAGGACGACTGCAAATCTTTTCAATCTCCTCCATCTCCTCTCTTGTGAGAATAGTATCCCACGACATAATATCAGTTAATAAAACCATACTAATTTCTCATTTGTGCACAACGTTTGATAATTCCACAACGAACGTGGTCAAGCAATAATAAAGTTTCCCTATCCACATCTTGTTCATGTATCCTACAATGTAGTTTGTTCAACTCTGTGATGTAGTATCTCATGGTAGGATCTGGAATAGAACTTTCCATCCAGAATGTAAGACATTTTCTAACACCAGAGGTCACTGGTCTGACACCATGAACATAATCAGATTGATACATCAACATTCTACCTGCTTCTAGCTTTCTTTCAATAGTCTCTGTCCCTATCTTTATGAAATGTTCACCACCCTCATAATCATCATTTAACATAACGACTGCAGTGTAATCCGTTCGGTTACCCCACATGTCCCAGTAGTCTATATGATCATTGTAATGTTGTCCTACTTCATATTTTAACATATAACATGGACTACATTTGTTAAGTGGATGTAAATCAGATATCTCTGATTGTCTCAACACTTTATGAACGCATTGATTTGTCATCTTATTCAATTCAATGTCATCTTGCTGTGTGTTATCCTTTACATCCTTCTCTTTAGGACCTGTGCGAGCACCATCAACAAATTTACCAGCATCAAATATACTCAGTATTTGTCTTAATTGATTAGAGTCAAAGAAATCATACTCATATATCATTGTTGTGTCTCCGCCAGAGCTTTAATAAAGTTATCTACAGCTAGTGTATATTGTTCAGTGACATCTTTTAGAGGTGTACACATGTTCAATATCTTATCATACCCAAGTAAGAATGATGTGTCACATGACCAAAATTTCCATGGCACGAGAGTTAATTGAGCCGTCTTGCCATCTATAGGTCCTGATGTCTGTAATCTAAATGGGTATGTTATACTATAGCATACTTTTTGCTCAACACCATCTATTTTCTCAGTATGATCTTTCACATTTGCTATCAACTCCTCCCCTGTCATCAATGTGAGGATGAGAATATTCAATTCCATTTTGTGCATAATTTAATTAAAGATTGTTTTGTCTGATTTGCTCCAATAATGCGTCTACTTCTTCTTGTGTGGTTGCCTTCTCTGCACTGTCACCAATATATTCAGTATCTTTTGATGTCTTAAGAATAATATCTGGATTTTTAATTTTGTAATTAGATGCGATAGTTAATACTATTCTCTGTGCATATTGATTGTATGTTTTCTGATCAAAAGGTCCGAACTGATCTACAGTCTCTAGATATTCCTTTCCTTCATTTATAAGTTGATTGTTTAATGCACGCTTCGTAAGATACTTTGCATACATCACTGGATTGAAAGGGAACTGAACCTCATCTGCATCTTTGCCATCATGATCTGCAGGTATATCTCTCAACTTTTGTCTATATTTTACCCACTGTGCTTTTAATGTAGCATCAATTCCATTGTCAGGCATCTGAGTCCAATCGGAATCAGCAAGAAGAAAATTTCTAATCATTCTAACGCCTTCCCAAGACACCTTCTGCCATCTACCATACTCATTGTATAGCTTCTCTTGAATCTCCTCCTGTCCTACATCTTGATATTCAAAATATTTCTCTTTGACTGTCTCAGCAATTTGTCCTACTTCTTCGTTGGTTGGTTCTCTCCATTGATATGTCTTCCACTTTCTTTCTTTAGTTGCACGATCATATACATACTTCTTCTTTTCAATACCATATGATCCATCACTGAAATAATTCAAGTGAATTAAACGGTCTCTATCAGACGTCCAGAATGGAAATAGAATATTTTGAATGTTATCATTCCAATAATCCTCACTGATAAATTCTGTCTTACCATCAACGATGATCATTCTTTCTAGTGCGTTTATTTGCACTACTACACGGATATCTGCCATTTGATTAAGGGATTTTAATGAACCAGCCTGTCGCAATATATTTATCATGGGTAAAGACTGTGTTTCCACGATGAACATGTGTCATACCTGCAGGCCATAACAATAGTGTGCCTGTCTGTGGTTTGTATCTTTTCTTCTGATACAAGAACTCTGTCTCTGCCTCACCATCTGGCATATCATTTAAGTATACCATCCATGCTATCTCTCTATTTGCTGCTCTAAAGCTAGAGTTTTCATAATGCCAAGTGTGATAACCACCTCCAACTGGAGTTTTTTGTATTTTTAAACCAATTGACGCCAGTTTAACTTCTCTGATATGATTATACTCTTGTTTATAGTTCTCAAGTGCAGAGTTTAGATATTTATAGAAATGTGAAGATAACCCCATATCAATATCATCATACATCATGCTAACATCATGACGTGCTAATTTTTTGGTTGGCATTTGATTACTGCCATATTGTACATAATCTGGATTAATCTTCAAATGTTTTTCAAAATTAGATATAATAGCATTACACATCTCATGATGTACTAGTCTCCTATACACACCAATAAAATCTTCAAACTGTCCTTCTAATCTATCAGGATCAACTATTAATCCACTCTCACTCGCTTCTAACATCAATAAGCTCTGATCATATACTTAACTAAATGATACCTTGTTAAGAGAGGAATGTCAATGTTTGGTTGTAATGAAGATGAAACATTTAATTTAACAGCAGATGATAATGTAAATGTACCCTCATTAACGTCAAGACCAGCACTATTGATTGGATCTCCCTGTGGTTCAATACGTTCTGTGACAAATTCAATTCCTAAATCAGTGGTACCAGATGGATATGTTGTGATAGTTTGTTCTGTCTCCTCATGTTCAAACGCAACATAATCAATACCATAGTTATCATTATCAGGATTTCCAGCACCAGCTCTTGTTTGTCTTATTTCCAGAATTAAATTAGAAATTTGATAATTTATTCCTAAAGGTAACTCAACAATAGTCCAGTCTACAGGACCTGAGGATGAAGAAATTGTACCTATCTTAGAAAAACTAGTAGCATTATCATTACTAGCAAATAGCTCTAATGGTTCATTTGGTGCTTCACCACCATTACTACCATTACCACGAATAATTCTAAATTTAACAGAAGTTATTGCTGCTCCTTTTGAGTTACCACTAGATGCATCTATTCCAATTGTTCTTGCAAATCTAGTTGCTTCATTTCCAAAGAATCTAAGATATTTTTCTGAGTCAATAGATGCAAATCCACCATTTGATCCCGATCCAGTTCCAGACTGAGCATAATCAACACCATCGCTTGCAATATCAAATAACCCAGAGGTAACTGAAGTTCCTGTACCACCAGAAATAGTTTCTAAAACCTCATATCCTATTTTAGCATATCCCTCCTGTCCACCATTTGCAGCACCATCACCAACAACTAATGTTCCAGCGTTTACACTAGGAATATCAACTGAGAAACTTACATATCCACCTGATGCACCACCACCTCCACCATCTCCGTAGAATGTTTGGTTTTCTGTAGCTATCATTTTAACAGATCCATCACTACCACCTATTTGTTCTCCTATGCCAACGATTCCACCGTTTCCTGCGTCAGTAGCATTGATAAGTGATGCTGTACCTCCTGAACCAGACCCTCTATATGAAGTTTGTCCTCTGGTAGCACCATATCCATCTCTTCGTGCGTTGGAACCGTTTCCACCACCGCCACCGCCACCGATGCCAGCACCAAAACCGACGCCACCGCCACCTCCTCCTCCTCCGCCACCAGAGCAAACGGAGTTACCACCAGTTGAACCGTTTCCAGAGAAGAGGTTTGCTAAATTTTGAGAACCATCATTACCAGATATCTGACCATTCTGATCGGAACCTTGAGTGGCATCACCTGCAGCACCACCGCCACCGCCACCGCCAGCTCCTGCGAGCATTTGTGTGGAAGTACCAATAGCAGAGGCTCCACCGCCTCCGCCTCCGCCTCCTCCGCCAGTTCCATTACCACCATTACCGCCAGTTGCAAAACCAGTGGTTGCTCCAGTTCCTCTAGTTCTACCACTACCTGCGCCACCACCGCCACCAACGTAGACTCTTAACGAACTAATAGTAGTGCTAAGGTCAACGGTCAATTCTTTACCAGCACCACCACTGCCAGCCCACCATCCAGAACCACCATCACCAGTACCACCTGATCCTCCACCACCACCTTTAATGATAGCCCTTAGAGAGTCAAGAGGCCATGTAGTAGGAATAGTATATGGATAGAAAGTACTGGATGGAGTATTAAATTCCTGCTCTGTATCATTTGTTCCAGTAAATAGAGTACGAGCACCATCACCACCAGCACCTTGAAAGAGACTTGAGGTTGCACCACTTCCACCAGACCCAACACTTCCATCTCCACCCACAATACCAGAAAAATAATCAGTAATAGTAAAGGTCAATCCATCTATGACATAATCTCCTGATGAACTAATATTTGTAGTACTACTGTTGTGATTAATTCTAATCTGACCAGGATTACCTCCAGCACCACCACTATCACCTGATACACCACCTCCACCACCTGCTGCAACGACTTGATATATCGTTCCATTATATGTGAATTGGTAGTATGAGTTTCCTCCAATGCCACCGTTAGCAACAGAGGTAGCACCTCCACCACCACCTCCAGAGAGACTCCCAGAGACACCTACAATTGTCTCAGTTGGAGCTGGAACTGTGCTAGCGCCAGGTGTTGTTGTCTCTACTTGTATTTCAGTGGTAGAAAAAGATCCGCCTGGCAACTGAATTGTTTTACCACCAATGGTATATGTGTCATTGATATCATATATTGTATCAGGCGGTTGTTGAATAACTGTTACCTGATCTGCAGGTATATCTCCTGATATTTTATATGCTAATTCTATTACAATATCTTGTCCACCACTACCATTAGTTGTTGCAATCAATGCTTGCTGTTTTCTTGCAAGATATTTTGTTCTAGCTAGGTAAAAATTATCGTCATCAATTACAATTGCATACCACTCTGTGTTTGTTGCAAACGCTACAGAAACACCATCTACATCAAATACTAACGGAGTTGATTGATCATTTGATTTAACTCTTATCTTATATCCCGTAGTTAAATTATGGGATGGAATATTAAATTTAGTTCCTAGAACCTCACCAATAATATTTGTTGCTGTGATGGTTACATCTTTTGTCTCACCAATACCACCAACATTACCGAACGTAGAGAGAGTTGGATCAGTGATAATATAATCTACAAGACCATGATTATGGAATAATGGCGTACCCCCATTTGGTAGGAAGAAACTAACCTGTCCTGTGCTATCCTTATAACCAGCAAGTTTATTATCAACAGCAAAACCAGAACCCTCAAATGATCCTGCCTGTGGTGCTGTTGATGTCATAATAGCATGATCATGTTCTGGAACTGAGGATAATAGTTTCTCCTGCATAGGACCTACTTGCAATGTTACCTCACCAGTGAGTTCTCCACCAACAAATTCTGATATATTTTGATATCCACTAATTACAATATTTCCAACATCAAATAATGCTTCTTGTTGCAATTTAGAGAAGAACCATCTACCACCTGTTGCACCAACTGTAGATATAACATTACCAGATACAGGAGATCCACCACCACTGACACCACCACCAGCACCCACTAATTTTCTAGCTTTATAATCAGGAACATTAAATGTAATACTAGATGATGATCCAAAATCTTCTGGATCATATGATCCACCAAGTCCACCATACTTATCCTCAAGAACCTCATATAATAAAGGATAATCCTCTGCATTATATTCAGATCCATCACAGTATAACCAACCCTCATATTGCATTGCTGGATCATTAGCAGTATTGGAAGATGTGCTAACAATTTCTACTCTTGCTGTTCCACTACTGCCTGGTTGTAGGATATAAACTACATCACCATCCTTATAACCATAACCAGGATTTTTTATCGTAACAAAATTGACACTCCCATCTAAATTTGCTGCTATACCAACTGTCAATCCAAATCCAGTGGTTGATGCTATACTTACTGTTCCGTTAGAACCAACACTAGTAATATTATAATATTTTCCTGCAGCAATATCTCCATTACTTCTAGAAAATTTGATTGTGTTTGAGTCAACAACATCAATTAAGAATGAGAATCCTTTATCAAGTTCAATACCACCAATACCACCTGATGCCAGTACTGGTGTTGCAGCTGCACCAACTCCACCACCTCCAATCAATGTAACTTGTGGAAACTGATATCCTACACCACCATCAACAACAGTTATTCCCGTTACCTGTCCTGTATTAGAATCAAACACTGCAGAAAATGTACCAGCAGAAACAGGACCGCTACCATTATCGGTTACTTGTACAATTGGTGGTGCTGTATAACCACTACCACTGTTAGTAATACCAATAGTTTGAATAGATCCTCCAAACTTGACTCTATTTGGAGCTTGACTAGTTGCAACCACTGATAAAGTATCACCCTCAATAAAAGGATGATTATTAATAACAATATTATCTGTTCCCTCTTCAAATGCTGTTGCTGGAATATCAAAAGTTACAGGACCTGTGGGATATCCCGTAGTTGTTCCTAAATCTGTCACATATCCGCTACCACCACCAGCTCCAGCAACCACTGATCCTAGGTTAGTCACAACACCATTATCTGTTACCTTATCATCAGTTGCCTTAAAAATAGGTACGATAGAACCAATTGGCAACGTAGAGTTGCCGAAAGTTGATTTATCTGTAAGAAAATTTGAACGTATGTTTCTTGACATTTTAGGTCTTGATTAAATAGTCAACCATGACGAAAGGAGAAATTAAATTATCAATTTTAGATGCAGTTTCTGGTTGGATGTTAATAGAAGCACTTAATCCATCAGTGCTAACAAACAGCTCTGGTATATTTAACTGATAATTGGTAAGTCCAGTTGTATAATTTATAGTATGTGTGTGCCTTGTGGGATCAGAATCATAGTTAAATGGTAGTGTAGTTTCAACAACGTTTGAAACTTGAGGATAAACAACGTTTTGAGCAGCATCAACTTGAGTATCTACTGGTAACATGTGATGTAGAGATTGATCATGAGAATATGCTGCAGCATCTGCAAAGTTTGCAAAACCTGTGGTATTGACAAGCATACTAATTCCTGTACTACCTGTACTAGGTGCACCACTAATGTTTACTCCTTGAACATCAGGAAAAGTCAGTACATCACTTGACGAATAATTTTGACCACCATCAACAAAAGAAGAAATTTTATATCTTGTGTAGACTGGAGCACCGCCAGGACCTGGCCACGCCTCAAATCTTACCAGAACTCTAAAATCAGATCCAGTTCCACCACTCATATCAACCTCTGATTGTCCAAAATCAGTTAATGAACTCCAACCAGGATTATATTGTGAATACGCCCATTGTCCGAAACCCTTATTTACATATGATCCACTACCAGTATCAAGATCAACATCATATAATGAAAATGATTGCACTACGCCAGAAGAACCAGTTGCTGAGTTTGGAATGTTATCACTACCAACACCACTAGCACCTGAGATATAATTTGGTGGTATTGGCCAGCTGCTTGCTCCACCACAACCTGGCAAATTAACTGTAATTAACCCAATTCCAAAAACAGAATAGGTTTGTGTACAAGGACCGTCTGGTCTTGTGTCAACTGTTATTGCTCTATCTTGAGGAACTAAACAACTGGTGATGAATCCTCCACAACTTCCCTTACAAATACCAGCATAAGTAAATGATGCAAATGTAGATGATGGAATATAAGCACCAGTATTCCATGTTTCAGATTCTCCATAATATCTACAAGCATCTTGTCTTGCATTGGTACCATCATTAGAGTCAGTATTATCAAACCAATTATGAACACCTATTGTAGAGGCATTTGTGTAATAATTTATCTCAAATATGTCACTTCCTTGTCTCCTAATAGTTCTACATCTAAATGTTGTAGTGTAATGCATGTGTGGTAAGAAAGCATTGATAGTAACAACCTCCTCATCTGGACTTCTAGGTCTAGTAAAACCAACATTACCTGTAAGATTTACAGTTCTAGGTGGAATTCTAAATTGTCCTACTAAATCAACATTTGCAACACTTCCTACGTTAGATGAGACTGAAACACCAACACCAGATCTCTCAATAGTTTGTCCTGTAGCAGAAACTACCGTGTTATCATTAATAACACCTTGATCAGACGCAGAACTAGCTCTAATGAATTTAGATCTTAGATCTGGAACTTGAAATTGATTATCACCTAAAGTTACTCCCTCTTGTTTGAATGAACATTCCTCTCCTGTTCCTAAAACTTGTGCTAATGCAGGATATATCTCTTCACTATAAATTCCACCATCACATCTTAAATAACCAGCGGGAAGAAGTTCTGCACTATTTCCAACTGCGGGATCATTTACCTCTAACTCTTGGGGAAAAGCGATTAGCGTTCCTGTAGTTGTTCCGATCTTTGTTCTTTCTTGATTTAAAAAAACTGGCATTTTAGTAAGCTCTGATAATCATTACCACAGTTTGTGATGGAGTTTGATTGTCCATAAGAATATTTAACGCATCAGGTATGTCAGAAACGTTAACAGTATAAGATTGTACGTTATTCACAGCAATATTTGGTGGAATTCTAAGACCACCAATATTCATAGAAACATCAAAACTGAAGTGGTTGTGTGATGCCACTGTTGCATCGGTAAAATCTTGTCCTATATGACTGAGGTTAGTAGGATATGTTTGAGAGACATCTCCATTATAATAGTTTGGTCTACCAAAAATAGTAGTTGGTGGCGGAAATACACCTGTAACCTGCCTCAGAGAGTGATCGTAATTTCCTGCTGTTACGCTAGGTGCAATATTATATTTGTCATTAAATTCAGCAGTGTACGCACCATGAGCAGGAATAAGTCTTTCCTCTCCTGCTAGTGGAATTCTATCTTGTGAAAAAGTTTTTGATTCGTTCGTTAAAACTAAAGTATTTTCATCATAATATGTCATATTACCATATCCATTAGGCCACTGGTCTGCAGTATCAGTGTTTTGAATACCATTTAAGTTTGCAGATTCATAACCAGAACCAGGATTTGAGATAGGTGCTTCAAATACTTGAACATACTTTCCATCAGGGAATGCTGTTGTATATTGTCCACCATGTTTGTGACCTGGTGTATGGTCAATACCCAATTTTCTACCTATAGTATAATATGTTTTAGACCATGTAGGATCATTCAATGTGATATTTTGAATTTTTCCCGCCATTGTATCAATTGGATCTAATTGAAATTTCAGATCTGTATCAGCACTGTATATGGTAGGCGGAGTAACACCAGTACCATCATCAGAAATTAAATCTCCAATGACACTTTCTGCATCTGATTGTCCAAATTGATATTTACTGTCCTGTAAATAAGATTTTTCAAGGTCAACCATTGACCTACCGTTCATGTTGGGAACTCTAAAGGTGTCTGCCTCCTCAAAGTCTGGAAAATTACCAACAATAGAATCATCAGTAGGACCGTACGTATTTCCAATTATGGATGCTAACAACGGATAATCATTAGCTGCAAAAGTCCTACCATCACAAACCAACCAACCATGTGGTATATTCTCAGGATTTGCACCTAAGCTAGATTGTCCACTCCAAGGCATGATGGTGCCTACTGGAGCGGACTTCATAGTTTTTAGTCTGTTATAGAATGCCATTATAGTTCAGTTAACCACCAACCTTGATAGACAGCAGGGATAAAGTTATCACCATCTGTTTGTCCAACATAGATGAGTCCGAAGGAAGCATTTCTGTTTTGAACAACCAGTTCACCAGATCCATATGGTGTAGATAAACCACCCAACTTGGTTCCTGAGGTATCTCCTTGAACCGCTACTGGTTCACCTCCAATGATCGGTGCACGAATTACAAGTGAGTTGTTGTAAGTCAACGCTCCTGCAACCTCAGTAATTCTAATGACATCACCTGTCACAGGATTATTTGGAAGTGTAAGTATAAGAGCACCAGTAGAAGGAGCTACCGCTACAATATAATTTATATTACAAGAGAGAGTGGCATCTGCGTTAACAAATTTACTAATATGTCCACCATTCTTGTTTTTATATCCAGTGTAACCAAAGGCATTGATAGATCCATCTTGTACAATGGTAAAGCTATTCGCACCATTAACACCTAGATTTCTAACATCAAGGATTGGTTGTGAGTTAGTTGGGTTTGCTGATTGAATACCAGCGACATCAAGTAGACGACCAACAAATGTATCACCAAACTCTGATTCAACTCTAAATGTTGGAGTAAACGCCTTGTTACTAAACTGGATAGCATCAGGATCCTCAACACACTTGGATGGGAATAGTCTCAAGTTACCACTGATATCAGTAGTAGCGTTAATGTCAAGTGCTCCACCCTCAAAGTGATGTTCCTCGTTGTTGAGTAATTTAAGGATAGGTACATTGTTATCTGTACCAGTAATTTCAAAATTGGAACCGATAAACTTAACGTCATCAAATACTGTCAAACGACCATGATGATAATCTTTCTTAACTAAGATAGTGCCACCGTCATTAGTGATGCTACTGGTTACGAGGAATATTTCATTCTCAATTAGTAACCAATATTCACGGTCAAGGAAGAATGGAACAACATCACTATTTTCTAATCCAATTTCAACAGAGTTAGATCCAGATCCTGCAATGCTATTCGTTAGAACGGTATTTTCTCTGAATAGAATTCTGAATACAGACTCACCATCAGTATGTGTTGTTGCTGTACCACCAACATTTGATAGAGATCCAACACGAGCAACTGGTAAGTTACCAGATGGTGCAACTCCACTCGCTTGAGGAGTTCCATTGATTTGCATGATCTCTTCGTTTCCACCAGATCCAAATCCAACAAAGATGAAATCACCATTTTCAAAATTGGAGATATCATCAACAGGAAGTGTTGTATCACCTGTACCAATAGTTGTAACAGTATTGACAAATGTGGTAGCTATACCATTGTCTACCTTAGGATCTTTTAGAGCTGTTAATACTGTAGTTCCAACAGCATGTGAAGCAACAGAAGTTCCATATTGAGATCTATTTGCTAATACAGTACCACTTGGATTACCAATTACAGTATCGCCAGAACATCCATCAATAGTGAAGATGTCGCGAACTCTATCGGTAATTCTAAATTTCTCATCCTTTGTAGCAACTAATGTTGCACCAGTTGCACTACCTGATCCTGTAAATGGAACGTTAAGTGTAACTGTGCTACCAACGATACTAACAATCTGAGGATCAGTCAGTCTTACGGTTCCAGAATCTTCTGGGAATCTGTTTTGATCAAGTGTGACTGTGCCACCGTTACCAGTAAGTTCAACATAATCACCAACCTCAAGTCCCTCAACTGAGGAAACTGCATTAATTGTATTGAGTGTTGCTTGTATATTTCCTGTAAACTCTTGGGGTGATGATGTCTTACATCCACCCTTGAATTCAAAGGAACCATTAACAATTAGTTTTCCGTTTTCACCGTCAACACCATCATTACCAATAATTGTATCACCAGTTACACTGTCAACAGAGAAGAGAGTATCACCGTTAGGACAACCATTGGTAATCTCAAACTTCTTATTAACAATTGCTAACGGTGTAGCAAGCTTAAATGCCTCACCCTGATTAAAGTCTCCATCATTGTTAGTATCTTCACGAGAAACAATTACATAATCAACACCGACTCGTAATGTACCACCAAAGGTTGAAAGATAAACATTTTCTTCATTAGTTGCATCTCTAAGTGCATCAATCGCTTGCTCAATCCATGTTGCATCAAACGCGATATTACACTTATAAACAGGAGTTCTATTACCTGGTTCCTCTGGATGATTATCAATCTGAGGTGCAAATGAACCAAGTGGTTCTCTCTCAACAGTTAAGTAGTATGGAGCACTCTCTGCACCTGCTAAACCACCAACTGCAACACGAACAATCTCAGGTCTAGTGCCAGTTCCTGCATCAACAGTGGCATCAAGTAAAATATAATCACCTTCAGCAAAGTATGTGCCAGGATTGTTCAATAGTGGTAAGTAATATTGCTTACCAGTTAGTGCTGGTAGGTCAGCTCCTTCAGGACCTGCACCAGTCTTGATGTCTTGGAATGTTGCGTCACCCCAAGTTGCAGAACCAGCTGTGTCAATTCTATTGAAGTTAGGATCAGAGGATACAACCTGTAAGACGTTAACAATGTCAACATTCTGATTAAATGAAGCAGGTCCTAGAACACCAGACGCATGAGCGATTGGTGTTGTTCCTAGAGATCCTCCAACACCTACAAAGGAGAATGATGATGTACCACCACAGAGTTTAACACTACTGTTGAATGTTGTCTCACCATCAATCTCAAGACTGTTCCTAATTGTAGTCGTACCACCTTGACCAGCGATATTAATCTCAGAAGCGTTTATAGCAAAATCAATTGTTTGAGTGTTACCAGAGAAGAAATCAACAATACCTGCCTCTGTTGATAAAGTTACAACTTGCTCAGGATTCGTTCTATCTCCACCAAGTTGCTTGAATGCACCAAATGTTACATCACCTGCAAACTTAGCTCTCTTGACTTCAAAATCAACAAAGGATAATGACTCAACACGATTATACGCACCACCAATTGTTGTCTTGGATATTGCAGCATCTCTGTCAATATTACCAATAAAGATGTTTGCATGGTTAGCAGTGTTAGCGATGTATACAAACTGATCGCCTGTAGACTTATCACCAACGTAAATCCATTGAGTAGAGCTGGTGTTGTAATCACCAATTCTAATAGTCTTGGCATAACCACCAATGTGTAAACCACCAGTGTTATCACCACCAACAAATCCACTATCATTGAACAAGTTAACTTGTCCAGTTGTTTGAGAGGTTCTTACCTCAGCAAGAGAACCATCATCACCATTAACCTCAATATCATGCTCAAATCTAGCGTCATCTGTAAATCTAGATGTACCATCAACAACGAATGTTCTATCTAATTGTGAGTTATCAACGTTAATACCAACACGACCATTATTTGTAGTAGCAACACGTAATACTGCCTCATCGTTAGGAGTATCACTGTCACCACCGACCAAGAATGCGTTATCAACATCAGTCTTATCACGATCAGCAAAGTTAGTATGATCTAGGAAGTCACCTGTAACTCTACCACTGATGAATGCTGTACCAACAACATCTAAGTTCGCTCTTGGATCAGTTGTTAGGTTATCAACCCATGCGTTTGTATATGCACTGTGTGGTGCTCTTGCGATTGTGTTAATACCTAACTTGTAATTACCAATAGATTCTGTCTCTGTTCTTAATGCCTCACCACCTATGACACCAACTTCCTTGAAGTTAGCATTAGAGAATTCAATGCTAGGTTGATCAGCTCCTATAGGAGTTCCAGAAATGATTGATTCCCATGCCTGTGTTGATTGTGGAATCTGATCAATAACTTGGAAGTGAACGTAATTATTTGTTGGATCAAATGGATCGCCAGGTTTAGCAGCGTAAACAGTCCAAGTTAAATTCAGTCTAGGATCAAAGTAGAAGTTCTTAAATCTGATTTGAGAGGTAGAGGTAATTCCAATATCGGTACCAACTGAGAGTGCAGCACCACTGGTAAAGTCTCTAAATTCAATCTTAACAACATTAGATCCATCAAAGACGATGTTATCAATACTGTTATTAGCAATATTTGAGAAGTAATTAGCAAGAATCCATGCAATAGATCCGTTCTTACCAACCTCAGTTCCCTTGAATATGACATCGCCAGGTGAAGGTAATACGCCACCATATGTAATGAATTGTTCAGATGCAATTCTAGTTCCACCAGAAGCAATTAATGGAGTTTGGTTAGGTGTAATGTTAGACGCAATACCTGCCACAGTGTGTGTCTGGAACATATAACTCTGACCATTTCCTCTAGCATTGAACTGGAAGATAGCAGAACGAATTCTGTTTTTGCTTAGTCTGATATCACCCTCTGTTGGAGGAGAGAATGATGTTCTATCTAATCCTTCATCTTGCTCCAGTTGTGTGATTGGATCTACAGATGATACATTAGAACGAATAATAAGAGAATCACGTGATTGTGTTAAATCTTGATCTTGAACTGCAATAACTACGGGAGATTCAAAGTTACTTACTAACTGTCCATCACCACCAACAACTGTAATATTCTGGTTGAATGTTACAGGAGTATCAAATGTAGTGACTAAACCTCCAATTGTGTCATCCTCGTCTCCATCATCTGCAAGTGTTGCTCTATCAATGAATGTTTCCTCACCTGTGATAGCATTGATTCTTCTGTTACCAATATACAAGTCACCTTGTGAGTTGATACCTGTGTAGAATACAATACCACCATCCTGTTTCTTGGACTGTGCATAGAAGTCTTCATCTGGTGTGAGTACAACTTCCTGTCTAGCTGGTAAACCAGTACTGTAGTTACCAGGTCCGAAACCGAGGTATTCAAATGTGTGGTTTCCTGCTCTTGCAATAGATGGTCTTCTAAGTTCAACATAATATCGTTGATCAGACAGAACCGTGCTATCACCAGCAATAGGAATTAAACGATCCTCAGAACCAGAGGTTGCATTACCATCCTGTGCCTTAATTTCATTATTACCACTATAAGTATTTTGAATAAACGCTGGTTGCTCTGTTAAGTCTGCAACCATCTCTCTGGTCGTAGAGTTCTTGAAGTCATTAACGTAAACTAAACCATGTGTATAGTTGTCAGCAGCAGAGAATGTAGATGGAGGATCAATTAATCCAGCATAATAATCTTTTTCTGCTTGAGTTGTACCAGAGTTCTTGAACCAGAGAGGATCATTTCTAAAGTTTAGAGGATATAGTTTGCTAACTGGTTGTGAGAATTTGAACTTCTTGAAGTTATTAGTAATTCCTGCTCCAGTTGGGAATGGTGAAATATTACCACGTAATGCAGTTAGATAGTAAATACCGTCCTGCTGACCTGAGATCCTACGTTGTAATGTTTCATATCCAAAGATGTAGAATGTATCCTCAATAACTCCTGCATCCTCAACACTATCAACAAAGTATTCAACACCAGCGTCATCTTGGATTCTATCGCCAGGTGTGATTGTGTAAACGTTCGCACCGTTTTGCTTGTAGAAAAATTGCGGATTTTTTTTCGCGATTTGTGTTTTTAGAGGTAGAGATTTGCCCATGTCCTGATCCTCTAGCATGTCAGCAAAGACAGTGCCCTGAGTAAATCTGGTATTGGCAAACTCACTGTATTCTAGAGTTCCACCACGAATATTCTTAATGATAATGTAGTGGTCACCACCAGTGGTAAAGTATGCATGAATATTCGCGAGACCAGAGGAATTACCAGAGAAGCTTACAGCATTGATAGCACTCGCTGTATTCTCAGTCTTACTTACTTCAAAATTACCACCCTGAGGAGCAGTGATCTTAACTGTGGTTAGGATCTCATTTCTTAAACCAGGAAAATTCTTAGAATCAATAGTATGGTCATTAACAGTCAATTCAAGATACTTGATGGAAGGATCAAGAATATCCTCTACGTAGCGACCACATTGAATAGTTGCCTGTACACCAGAACTAAATCTTGCGAATGCTCTGTATTCAATAGCAGCACCTGTCAAATCTTTCTTAAATGGATCATATTGTGCCTCACTATTAAGATTATTAGAAGCAAAATCTGCATCAGTAAAACCAATAAATTCACCTGCCTGCACTGGGTTCTCAAAACGAGCACCATATACTGTGCCAACAACTGGTTTAAGTAGAATCTTCTGAGGTACTAACTTACGTGTGTCATCAGTTCTTGTCTTAATAACAAATCCATTGATAGGATCTCTTGCATTTTCAAGATACTTAGGAATGACCATACGTAATTTGTATGTTCTATCATCCTTGTCACGATCATCCTCTAGACGTTGATACCACATGTCAGTGGATCTTTGTCTATCATTGTAATCTGATTGAGAAATTCTCCAGAAGATATTTTCTTTCTTAATGTTATCTGGTTGTCCTGTAACCTCATCCTTACAAGCAATATACCATTTACCTGTGGTTGTAGTGGCATCAGTGAAACCAGGATCAAACCTCATTGGAACACGACGCTTGTTAGCAAAGACATCAAAGATTAATCCTGCCTGACCAGATGCAAATACGATTGGATCAGCACCACTGATTGCATTTGCATAAGATTGGTGAAGGGTAAATGTTTTATTGTTTTGATATCTTACAAAGAATTCAATATTAGGATTGATTCTACCAACATTAGCATCAGTAGGATCAGTAACAGCTACATTAGAATTGTTAGCAAACTGACTACCAACGATTGGTAATTGTCCACCCTCAATCGCTCTAATGAATACTTTTTGAGCTTCACTTGACGATAGGGATGCAGATGGTCTGTCAAAGATGTGTGAAACATCAGTCTCAATACCAGCAACAATAGAAGTGCTAAGTGTCGCTCTGTAATTGTGTAGATCGTATTGCTCATCTAGGATGAATTGATACATATCTATCTCAACATCAGCATCAATGCTATCTGTCTCAGATGCGTAGATGTAGATACCAGCAGCTGCGTTCTCTTTGGATGTTGCAAGCATCAATCTTGTCTGGTCATTACCATCAAAGAATGTAGTGCCACCATAGTTCTCTGGTTGAGTTACTCTACCTGGCGCAATCACATAGTAAATTCTATTAGGTTCAAATCCATTTGGTAATCTAACAAGACGTTTATCAACATCAACATAATCACCAGTTACAGTATCAAAACGAGGACGTGCTACAAGTCTGACAGGAGTTCCTGTCTCAAATTTATGTGGGTCAGATGGGTTACCACCAGTATCAATGGTAAACACTGTAGCTCTAGATGCAAGAAGTGCAGTGTTAACTGTCTGTTCTTGTCTAACAACTGTGCCAAGACCACTGTTGATAATAGTAGTAATATTACCTACTAATGTCTCTATAGCATCAGCAGTTCCAGAACACTCTCTGTATGATGGAGAGGTTAATGTATCTTGAATAACATCAGGTCCTTCATTCTCAGGTCCTACAGTTACTGTATTTGGTAATGTATCTGCCCAGATACCATTGCTGTATACAAAGTATAGATCAGTCGTACTACTTGTTTGTAAGGCGTTGACTGTATTACCTTCAGTCAATCTAGAACCATTGACACCAAGTTCAATCTGTGTGTTACTTACGATTCTCTTAACAAATGTTCCTTCGGGAATGTTTGTGTAGATTGGAGTTGCATTGTCCTGTAATAGTCCATTAACAAATGCTGGATTTGCAGGATCTGTTTGACCTCTAGAGTTATCATATTCAACAACACTCATACCAATAATGATACCACGTGTATCATTAACATCAATAATAGCACTACCAGCTGTTGTAGAACAATCAAAACCAAGAACGTCAAAGTTCCTCATAGCAGCAGTTGCTATCTGACCGACATAATCCCATGCATCTAAGGTTTCTGTCTTCTCCCCGTCAATATATTCTAGACTATTACCAACATAGTATGCCTCACCAGCCTGAATACTATTGATATTACCACCAAGTCTAAGGTCATTGACGATAGCATCAACAATGTAAGTGACATCACGGAAACACTTGGATGCTTCGTTGTTAATTGTAAAGTCACCTTTATTCAATACTGGTAACTCTGCAAGAGTTCCACCAGTAATTGCATCTAAAAGAATATCATAAAGAACCTCAATAGATCCACGAACATTAGCACAATCCCACTCACCATTGCTTAGTGGAGGTAGAGCATCTAAATTACCATCATTAAGTGATACTGTAAGAATATCAATCAATGCGTTGACAGTTGCACAAACGTCAGAACAATTACCCTCCTGATATGCAGAAGGTCTGTACTTACCAGCAGATCTAGGATATGCGTGTGTTGTCTTATTCTGATCTTTAGTACATGTGAAGATGAGTGACTCTTCCTTCAATCTGATGCTAGTCCCTACTGCAAGACTGTGGTTACCTATGGTTAATGCAAGATTACCTGATGCATAATCATAAACTGCATTAGATACATTCCAATCAACTAATGGTGATGTGCCAACATTAATTGTAATAGAAGTATTAGTTACAGCAGCAACTTGAATGTTTTGACCAGCAACAGGATCTTGACCAGCACGAGGATATGTCTTAGTTGTAGCATTACCATCCATCTCACAAGAGAATGTTAATGAATTAGGTGTTATGGATATTTGATCACTTATAGTTACACCATGTGCCGATCCAAAGAACAATATGAGTTGACCATTAACAGCGTTGTAAGTAGCGTTAGTAGGTGTTAGTTGACCACCATTGAGAACACTAACAGAATTATTATTGGCATTTACAAATGTATGGGCATAGTTACCACCAGATACAACAGCACCTGCCACAGCAGCAACAAATGTATGGTCATCTTGATCTTGTGATGATGTGGCACCAACATTGACTGTAATAGAAGTTGCAGTCTTAGATATAATATTGAGTGCAGTATTCCATGCAGGATCAGGACCGTCTTGTGTTGTTCTCTGTATACCATCAAGATTACCAACACCAGCATCAGTTCCGATTGCCTGTATGATGATGTCCATCAATGAATCAACAGCTGAGACAGCTGAACCACATTGTGGTAGTAGTTCATCAGCATCCCAGTCGTATACGATTGTATTGTCAATGATCTGAGTTAAATCATTTCCTGCTGATACAGTGACTGTTTTATTGTTAATGATTTCTATTGCAATACTCTTAACTTCTTGGAATACCTTCGCTACCTCATCTCTCTCTACGTCTTGAATGATCTGTGGATATGTCTTACCATTGAAGTCATTAGTAATGTAACCCTTAGCAATAGAATATGTCTTGTAGTTACCACCAAACTTCACATCCCACATTACGTCACGCAATACATCATAGATGTCATCTAAACAATCTTGTGCTGTGTTTCCTGCGGATGGTGTGTATGATGGATATGCCAACTTCATCCTTTCATATGCTTCCTTAGCAATGAATTTTGTATTTCTTGTTACGATATCATGTGCATCACACTCAATATCTCCAACAATAGGAGGATCTCCTGTTTGATCTAATGTAATGTTAAGGTCACGGTCATAGTATTGGTTGTTCAATGCACGTTGCATCAAATCTTCTGCACGTTTGAATGCAGTGATTGCTGGTTGAACTTCTAGAGTTGCATCAATACCATTTGCAAGTAGTTGATTACCTTGGAAGTATTCCTTAGTTGCAGAGATACTAAATTCATTACCACCAAACCAAAGATCCTGTGCAACAGCATCAACAACAATACCAAGGTCTCTACGACACTTAGCCTCACCAGCAATAAATGTTCCTTCGTTGACTGGTTGATTCCAAATGCCACCTGTGATGTTACCATTAGCGATTGCATCAGTGACGATAGTTCCTAATGTATCAATAGCAGATTGTACGTCAGCACATGCACTTGAACTTGTTCTGCTTGTGATTGCTGAGTTCTGTTTCTTAACAGCGTTTGTAGTTGCAGATACAAATGTATGAGCATAGTCACCACCAGCAATAACTGCTCCAGCAGTGGCAGAAACGAATGTATGTGGGTCAGTATTTGTAGAAGGAACTGTTGTCAACACCTGTAGTGTGATTGTAGTTGCAGTTACTGACTCAATATTAATTGCAGTATCATAGAATGGATCATTACCATTTGCTCTAGGGTATGATTTTTCTGCAGCTGCACCTGTAGCACCGCCAAATCCACAACTAAATGTCAATGACTCAGGTGCTAACTTAATGCTTGTGCCAGCAGTCAAATTATGATTACCAATCTCAAGAACCATCAATCCTGTATTAGGATCATATGTTGTTCCTGTGGTTGGTGTGTATGTTACGATAGGTGATGTGCCTACATTAACCTCAAATGTATCGTCAGTCTTATTTGCAACAGTCAACCATGTGTTGAATGATGGATCAGATGGTCTTGGATATGTCTTATTAGAAGTGTTGCCATCCATTGTACATGATAATGTCAATGAATTTTCTACAAATTTAATTTGATCTCCGTTAGCAAGACCATGACCAGCAATAGTTGTTACAAGAACACCAGTAGTTGCATTATATGTCACGTTAGTAGGAGTTCCTACGTCACCTTGTGAACCAGCAAATGTAGATCCACCCTCTGTAACTGTTAAATCTTTATAATATAACTGGTTAGTAATCGCCCTCTTCATCTCGTTGATGGCGGTATTGTATGCAGTTATACTCTCTGCCTCCTCTCCCTCTAGTCCATTTGGCAATGGTGTAGTTGCATTTGTGAAATATTGCTCTGTGTATTCTCTAGTATGCTTGTTACCTTCACAATACATGTCAACAGAGATAGCATCAATAAAGTATCCTAAGTCACGAGCACACTTAACTTCGCCAGGTCCTCTGCCTGTACCGTAATTAACCTCAATTGGCATTGAGCTAAGATTACCATCAGAAAGAATTGTGGTAACAATACTTGTCAATGTATCAGTAGCAGCTTGAACATCAGAACATAAGAATGGTTGAGCATCAGTCAATTCATTCTCAGTGTTACCACCAAAGTTTACTGCATCAGTTGCAGCACTTACAAATGTATGTGCATAGTTACCACCACTCTCAACCGCACCAGTAGTAGCAGACACGAATGTATGTGGATCAGTGTTTGTTGATGGAATTGTTGTTAATACTTGGAGTGTAATTGTTGTAGCAGTTACTGACTGAATTTCAATTGAAGTATTGAAGAATGGGTCATTACCATTTGATCTAGGATATGCCTTCTCAGCAGCTGCACCAGTAGCACCACCAAATCCACAACTGAATACTAATGATTCCTCTTTTAACTTAACATTTGTACCAGCAGTCAAGTTATGAGCACCGATTTCAAGAACCATTAATCCTGTGTTAGGATCATATGTTGTTCCTGTAGTTGGCGTAAACTCTACAATAGGTGATGCACCAACATTAACTGTGATGCTGTCTGTTGTAGATGTAGTGATCTCAAGATACTGTCCAGATGCAGGGTCTGTGCTACGAGGATATGCATGATTAGTTGCGTTGTTATCCATTGAACATGTAAATGTCAATGAATCATCTGCAATCTTAACACGATCACCATTACTTAATCCATGATTAGCAATGTCAAGAACCATCTCACCAGTTGTTGCATCATAAGTTGCACCATGTGGTGTGAAGTCCTTAGATACCTGACCATATGCTGAGCCAGGTGCGTTATCTGCTGTTCTGTCTATCGCTCCCTGTGTACCATTATCTTTGAAGTACAACTGGTTAGTGATTGCCTTCTTGATCATGTCACGAGCTTTGTTGAAGTTCGTGTTGTATACACCTGAGTTGAATGAGAACTCAGGAGTTGTAGCATCTGTGAAGAACTCTGCTGCAAATCTGTATGAGTAAACATTACCCTTGCAGAATAAGTCAAGTGCAAGAGAATCAACAAAGATACCAATGTCCCTACGACATTTCTCCTCGCCAGGACCTGCGATGTATGATGTCTCTGTAGGAAGTGAATTAAGATTACCGTTTGCAACCTGTGTTGTAACAATATCAGTAAGTGTTACGATAGCAGATTGTACATCGTCACAAGCACCAGCATTATTATTAGGAATATCTCCACCTCCTCCACCATACTGTGCAGGACCTGGTGTAACTGTAGGATCTTGAATAGAGAGTTGGTTAGCAACCGCAAGTTTCATCTGATCTCTTGCTTGATTAAATGCCTCAATACTCTGTTGTTCCTCTCCTTGTAATCCACCAGAAATCCATGCACCTGAAGCTTCAAAGTATTCCTGAATGAACTTACGGGAGTATTTGTTACCACCAACAAATAAGTCAAGACCGATTGCCTCAACAAAAATGTCTAGGTCACGTTTACATTTTGCTTCGTACTGTCCGTGATTAGGATATGACACTAGCATGTTTGCCCATGCTGTGTTCACAATCTCTACTCTGTTCTGTACAATTAAACGATAACCATCAGCATATCTTGAACGTGCATCTGTTTGCTGATCTCCAACAAAGAAGTAATCAGGATGTGATACAGTTGTCTCTGCTAGTGCAGTGTCAACAATCTGATCTCTGTTCTTTTGAATCAAACGATATGCAGATGCGTATCTTGATCCCTCATCAGTCTGATTATCTCCATCAATGTAGAAGTTAGGATGATCAACAGCAATCTGAGCAAGTGCCTTGTCTCTAATCTCAGATGAGTTTCTTCTGATTAGACGGAATGCATCAGCAAGTCTTGACTGTGAGTTTGTTTGTGAGTCCTGAGCATGGTAGAAGTCTGGATGATATACTG